AGTTTTCTTTAATCCCATGCTTGCTTGTTCACCTAGCATTCCCTTCATGTATCCTTCTTCAGTACTTTTGCTCTTCAAGTACAGATCCATCAAGGTTTCTACTAGCCTTATCTGATCCCATACATAATGACGATGTTCTTCTTCTGCTTTAGTCATAGCCTTCATATTTCCTCCATGTTAAAGTGTAAAAAATAACTTGACATATATGCAACCTGACATTAGAATTGCATACCAATAGCTCAGAATTCTGGCTAAGCTATTGGGAAGCAACTCAGATATAGTTCAAACTTCCCATGATACTGAGGCTAGGTGATGTAACCCAACCTCAGTAATCACACTGGGCAATCTTGCTATGCAAGACTCCAGATCTAACTGCGAAGGATGTGTGTAAGAGTTAGTATTAAACTTCAATTTCTTCAACACCTTCCTCTAGCAATGCATCCTTCCAGTATCTAATCGTTTCACCTTTGGGGTTAACAACTCTACCATCTACTAAATACCTGTTACCCTTAGGCTTAGTTAAATACTGCATCACATTTGCTTCAGTAGCATGTGAGTCGAAGGTAGTTATACCTTCAGCGTTAGCTAGTTTTTCATCACGCTTCTGCTCTGTGATAAACTCCAAAGCCTCAGCTTCAGGCTGTGCTGAATGACGTAAGCTAGAATTGTTACGTCTGATATTATCTAAAGACATAGGCTCAAGTGTGCCTGCTTTGTTTGTAACATTAGTACATAAGGCAATGATGCCTTTATATTCTTTCATGTTAGACATAGCTATACTCCAATTAAGAGTTAAGTAAGATGACAGCAACGACATTGTTGTGCCATAGGATGTTTAAAACACCCCTAGAATGCAACGAAACTATAATTAGGCTACGCTTACCTAATGTTAAGGCTTCGTTTCAATCTAGCGTGGTTTTAAATGTAAATCAGAAAGGTTATAAAGCTGTGGGACTTATCGATAGGTTACAAAGCTATGTAACTTTCTTTTCTTTATATATTTCTTTTCTTTTATATATAGCTTATTAAGATAATAAATATATATATAGGCTTGAAAATGCAATCATCGTTTACGATGAGTTAAAAGGCTTATAAAACAACCACTTAGCATAAGTTAGTTGGCTCTGTTATTAGCCCTTTAGTTGAACCCTCACCCTGAGGGATCGTAGTCTGGTACTAGGTGAAACCCCTGACCTTTTACCAGACTACACACTCTACCTACTAGCAAGCACTACATACCCTGCTGTGATTGTCCTGAATACTAAGTTCAAGATCATTCATTGCCATGAAACCATCTACGCTACCATAGTCGTAATCTTTCCATCGTAGCCTAGCTATTTCAATGTGGCAATCCTCACACTCTATGCAAGATACTCTCTCACTAGGTGGTAAAGTAACATCGAATACAGTCATGTATCCTCCATGTTAGGGTTATAAATTAGCCATCGTTGCCATTGATGGCTCGCTTAAGGCATTGCTTTCAGGCTTCATCCTTACTCGCTTGCCATTCTTCTCAACGAACCTGTTAAGTGGCAGATCCTTCCATGAGAAGTTCTTCTCACCTACTGTGTTAGCAGGTAATGGGTAAATGTTCTTCCATACTATCTTTGCTCTAGTTTTCATGTATCCTCCTTACTTGTTAAGTATCCTAGTTATCTCCGATGAGGTATTTACCATACTCTCGAAGGTTATTAGCTCTATGGCTAAGCCACCTATTCCTAAGCAGAACAACGCAAATCCTACGCTAACTAATAGCCTAGTTATGTTGTTAAGTTCCTCTAGGGCAACTTGCTTTTGTGCTATCCTTATTGCTAGTTCTTCCTTCGTCATATTACGCTCCGTTTTCATGGTTTACATTAGCTGACATAAGCAACTGATATGCCAACGCTTTGTGCTATGTTGCACACAGACTACTGGGGTTTAAATCCTGTAGGCATAAAAAAAACCCCCTGCAGATCGTTAGATCCACAAGGGGATTTGGGACTAGGCTAAAGCCTGCTTGACAGCATTCAGCCCAGCTTCGTTGGCTTGCTTGTAGCTCAAGCCTTCGTCTCTAGCTGCCTTGTAGTGCTTCCTGCGAAGGTCTTTCATGCCATCGACATTCTGCCACCCTTCGGGAAGCTCAATGCGTGTAGGCTCGAACTTCTTAGCCTTAGCCTTACGCTTCTTCGAAGCGTTCTTCTTAGGCTTCGTTACAAAGTTCAGCAATTCAGCGTTAGCTGAAGGCTTCTGACGCTTCGCCAAAGCATTGTCAACGGCTTTTTCGATAAGCTCTTCGAGCTTGTTTAGTGTGATGTTACTCATGGCTCACTCCTGTGTGTGAGTTATTCGGCAACCACACACGCACTGTGTGTGCGTATATGTGCCTGAAACAACAGGAGAAACTGTCCCGCTGTCCTGTTTCAATTCTAGCAGATTTTTTCCAGAAAACTTTCCCGATTGCCCCGAAGGGGTTTTCCAGATCCAGAGGAAAACGACCAGTATAAAAATTGATCGGGTGCAAAAGCCCCCCCACAGGCGACCTCCTATCCGCATACATATATATATGGGACTCCTACTCTCGTACACCCCCCTTCCGAAAACCCAAAATAATATGAGTTGCTTACCTCCCCATGAAAATAATAGTTGACATGGTGTACATTTTGCTTTATACTCTTAAATGAGTCTTAACTAATATAAGATTCATCTGTTTGTATTGAGCATTCAAACAGAAAAGCTTTATTAAATGGGAGCAGGCTTGCTTGATTAGTATGCTTTAATCTAATTCGGGGAGCCTGCATTCAGCCAGCCGGGGGTAATCATGAACATATTTGAAAAGATCTTAGATTCTATATATCTATTTGGTTTTATATTAATGATACCAATTGGTATATATGGGTTTAGTAGTGCCACTTCTAAGTATGAAGCAAGAAACAGCCAGCAGTCTTGGTATGAAGAAACTGTGGCTAGAGATAAAGCTGCCTTAGAAAGGGGTCTTAGTAAGGTTGAGCAGGTGCAGAATCAATCTCCCCTTCAAAAGGGACATCCACCACCTCCCCAGCTATACCAGCCGGGGGACAACGATTTTAACTTACCATTACAACAGCTATTAGAAGGAAATCATGGACGATTATTATAATGGCATATTTCAACAAGCAAGCGTATCTAGCTTGCGACAGTAAGGCTAAAGAAGCTGTACGGGCTTTCCTAGACTCCAAGGGTATATTAACTAATATACAGGAGGACTACGGCCCGGATATCCAGTCGTGGGTCAATATTTCCCATGAGGTAGAGATTAAATCCTCTTGGGAAGACGTATGGCCTCCGAACTGGGCTACTGTACATATCCCCTATAGGAAGAAGAAGTACCTTGATGGTGGCAGGCGAATTGCATTTTGGGTATTAAATAAGGATTGCAGTAAAGCTTGGCACATAGAGGGCAAGCATATGAAGGAGGAGTACGTCAGGAATATCCCTAATAGGCGGTATCCTGAGGGAGAGAACTTTTATGACATTCCAGTTTCACTATGTAGCTTAATAAACTTGGTATGAATGATCAGGAGAACATTAAGCGTATTGTAAAAAAACAGACTGACCCTATAAAAATAAATGTTCCATTGACAGATACTGTGTTATCTAATTTAATGAAAGGTAAAACATACGAATGGACATTAACAAATATTATTGATGCAGAAAGCATCAGTGTATTATTAAGGGTATATGGATTTAAAGGGGACAAACGTACCAGAGGTCATATCAGTAAATGGGGAAGTACAGAATAGATGTGATTATTGCGGTATGATTACTGTACCTGTAAGGGTACATGGTCATGAACAATGTATTAACTGTGGGACTAATGTAGTTCCGTGCTGTGAAGGAGATCAATATGAAATCGATGCCTATTGGTAGAAAGAAGTTCGTTACATGTTTAGATGAAGGAACTTCAAGTGATAAGATAAGGATTGAATTGGAGAAAAGCAAGGATCAGTTCCTTAAGAAAAGAATAAGGGAAGATAAGGAGAAGGTTAAAATCTGGGAGGAAGAAATTGATGATGATGTTGCACCTATATGAGTAAGTCAAAAGAAAGAGTCTGGGCAAACCCAGATCATTACTCAATGCTTGATATTGAGCCTCTGGACTATATCATTGCAAACAATCTGGATTTTCTACAGGGAAACATAATTAAGTATGTGACTAGGTTCCCCATGAAGGGTGGTCTGTCTGACTTGATTAAGGCTCGTAAGTATATAGATATACTAATTGAAAAGGAGAAGAACAAATGATAACTAGTCCTATTGTGCAAGCGTTGGGTGGGTTGGTCATATTTTACATTGGGTTGAAAATGTTTTCTGGTGGAATGAAAGCTATGGGAAAACTGGAGCATCTTGAATACTTTATACACAATCCGTACTGGATGTTCCTTGGAGGTATTGTATGTACTCTGCTGTGGCAGTCAAGTTCACTTAGCACTACAGCAATAGTAGGTCTTGTAGCAAGTGGGGCACTTCCATTGCCATCAGCTATAGCAGCCGTCCTTGGTGCTAATATTGGTACAACTGGTACAATATGGCTCGCAGGATTAATGGTGTCAGATGGTATGCCCACAGGTATAACAAGGCAGATAGCAATAGTGCATACCAGTGTGAATATGTTTATGGCAATTACCTTACTTCCTTTTATACAACCTATTGCAAGATTTGTATCGAGAATATAATGAGAAAGCCTGTAAAGAAACGTGGTAACAGTAATGCCACCAAAGTAACAACTGGATCTAAGCATGAAGCCAAGCATCACAGGGAAGTAATGAAAGCGGCAGTCAGGGTAGACTTTGAAGCTGGCATACTTACTAGGTCACAGATATGTGAGAAGTATGGCTTCTGGCAGAGCACTCTGACTAAGTACGTTAATGCAGGAAACTGGCAATATGCTTCTAAGCGAGAGGAAGCATTGACGCATATGCATACACGGATGATCCAGAAGTATGCTGATGACCGGGCAAATATTTCCCATCAGCACTTAGATGAACTTAATAACTTAAAAGAAAAAGTACTCAATTCAAAAGATGCGAGCGAGTTAGGAATCTGGTCGGCTAAAGCCGACACTGTGATGAAGATCATCCGTAGTGAGAGGATAGCACTAGCAATGCCTAACGAGTATAAGTATATCGAACAGAAGAACGAGAACGTATATAGGGTGGAAGATGCCCTTAAAGAGTTAAATACACAAATGGGCAGTAATGTCATAGAGGGGGAAATTATTGCCGAGTCAACCAATCAACCCATAAAGGTAATTAATCATGCCGAAAGTAATCCGACCAAAAGCATCAAAAAAACTAGAGTCAAGAAGGAAGAAAACGCAGAAAGAGCAGAAGCTTGAAAAAGATTCTATTAAAGAGTCAAGAAGAATGTTGGCTATCATGCTTGCTTGTGCCGCAGCTTCTTGGAAATCAGGTATCTCTTTTCAGGAACTTATGATGGAAGCCCACAAGTCTGACACCTCCCCAGAAACATTTTGGTTGGAGATAGCAGATACAGTGGGGACTATGATATATATGCTTGAAAGTGATGCCTTATCAGACATGCCAACTGTAGGAAGGGCTTAGTTATGAAAAGAAAGGGGTGTACAGTATGTGGTAAGGATCTTCCTAGGAGGAGGACAAAATTTTGTTCAATGTCTTGTGCCACTTTTTTTGAAATGAAAAGGAGGGAAAAACGTATAAGCTTAAGGTCACTGTTGCCTACAAGGGTGTGTGTACAGTGTGGGGATACATTCCAGCCTAAATCAGAACGACATATATATTGCAAGAAGACATGTTGGGGTATAGCTACGGCAGATACAAGAAAGAAAAAAAGATTACGTCACAGGGAGTTAGGTATTGATGCAACTGTTTGGAATAGGCAGACAAAAACTATCTTTGGGACAGAAGGATCAGGTAATAAGTGGCGTAAGAATGGTCAGTTAAAGGCATCATTCAAAGTAAATATTCCTATGGCCTTAGTTGACACAGCTTCTTTTACGCCATCTAATACGAAAGAAAGAGTAGAGCTAAGATCTAAAGTTGAGGAATACCTAGAAAAAGGTGGCAAGATAACTAAATATGGTGCTCAGCCCTCACTAATACAGGAAGAAATCTTACCATCATGGCAGGTTTCTGAGCAGGAGGAACATGAAGCACTAGAAGATTATAAGGAGCCGGATGTATATACTGGGTATTGACCCCGGATTTTCAGGAGCAATAGCTGTTTTAGATCCAGATTTAAAGATAGACTTTGTTATGGATATGCCTATTATAAAAGTAGGCAAGAAGCGAGAGCTTGATGAAGCTAAGCTTGGTTCTATATTTAAGATGTGGCATGGTAAAGATATCACAGTCGGGTTGGAAAAAAGCCAGACAATGCCAAATCAAGGTATAGTTTCAAGCGGAAGATACATGGCTTCATATGGGTTTCTTCGTGGACTATGCGTAGGTAATGGAATACCTTATCACTTAATACAACCTCAATCTTGGAAAAAAGCTATGATGCCTGATATGGGAAAAGAAAAAGGTGCATCTATACAAAAGGTTTCACAGCTATATCCAGAACTCACACTTACACGGGTTAAAGATCACGGGATTGCTGATGCGGTACTCATTGCAAGATATTTAAGAAAAAATATATTGGATGGTACAGCAGACACCAGCACGGGATGATAAGGAGGCGATGCAGGAGCTGATGGATCGGCTTCAGGATCACGATACTTATTTTCAATTCTGTTTAAAAATACAAGAGCTAGGAACTAAGAAGCTCATTCCCTTCGTTATGAATCCTGTGCAGAAGATCTTGCATGGGATTGCTCAGAAACAACTAAAGGAAAAGAACCATGTCAGGATAATTGTCTTGAAAGCAAGGCGATTTGGTATATCGACATATGTTCAGGCACGTATGTTTAAACGTGCAGCCACCCAATTTAACCAGTTAGTGCATATCTGCACACACTCCAAGAATACAACTGCAGAAATGTTTGCCATGACCAAGGTTATGGAACAGAACTATCCAACATTCATTAAACCTCTGTCTCACTATTCAGGTAAGCAGGAACTTACGTGGGGTTCCAGTGATGGCAAGGGGTTAAACTCTAGGTACGGGATGTCTACTGTGGAAGGGTCGGAAGTAGTAGGGGCAGGTATTGATATGCTGCACTGCTCTGAGGTAGCTCGTTGGGGTAGTCGTGCCCGTGAGTATGCAACTGGTATGATGAACTGTGTTGTGCAAGGATATGGAACAGAAATCTGGATGGAGAGTACAGCCAAGGGTGTAGGTAATTATTTTGAAAAAGAATGGTGGCGAGCAGATAAAGATGAGAGTGGACTTAAGACTGTGTTCTTTCCTTGGTTTGTATTTGATGAGTATAAGACTGAGCTTAGTGAGGAAGAACTTAAGGATGATTCATTTTTAAAATCACTTGGAAAGAATCCAGCTTATGGTGGAGATGAGGAGAAGAATCTTTATGGAGTAGAAACTTCATATGAAACAGATGATGGGGTTTTTGAATTTAAGGTAACACTTGAACATTTGAAGTGGAGAAGGAATAAGATTATATCTCCAGAATGTCAGGGTGACTTGAATGTATTCCATCAGGAGTATCCTACTACTGCGAGGGAAGCTTTTGTGGCATCAGGCAGGAGTGCATTTGATTCAGTAAACTTAAGTAAGATGTGGTTTACTGCAGAGGAAAGGGAAAGGGATTTTCCACCCAAGCGTTTTGAAGTTCCAGTAAATGGATTCCAGAATATAGGTGGTGAAGAGAAGATGAAGTACTTTATGGATCACAGGATTGATGGAGAGTTTACTGTGTTTAATCCACCACAAGATGGTAGACATTATAGGATTGGAGTAGATGTTGCTGAAGGTATAATGACTGAGGTTGGTAATCCTGATTATTCTGTAATAACTGTACTTGATGCAGAGACTTATGAGGAATGTGGCACATGGTGTGCACGTATAGATCCAGATCTACTTGCATGGATAATAACAACTATTGGTATATGGTACAATCATGCATTAGTTGCAGTTGAAAATAATAATCATGGGTTATTAACATTGAAGTTCCTTTCGTCTATTCATCAATACGATAATATATACGTGGAGAAGGCTCTGGATGAGCGAGGCCAGAGGCAGAAGAAAAGACTTGGGTTTAATACTAATATAAAAACTAGGAAGCTAATACTGGATTTACTAAGGAGACTTATACGTGAGGAGCAGATAGAAATATATTCTAAACCCACAATAGACGAACTACAGACATTTGTTATACATAACAATGGCAAGGAAGCCGCACAGCATGGTTGCCACGATGATAGGGTAATGTCATTAGCAATTGCTGCGTATATGTGCTATATGCACCCACATGTTCCGGGGCCGGAATTCCCGATACAGACTAAGACCCAGAGAAGAGAATATTATGTAAGGGCTTAGATGACTACAAACAGGGGTAATAAAGTCTGCGAGATGTGCGGTGCTAAGTACATGCCGAATAACTATCAGTATACAAGGCAAAGGTACTGTAGTAAGAAGTGCAAGAATAAAAAGCAGTGGCAGAAAAAAGTAGAATCTGGACATATAAGAAGAGTTAAGGGTGGATACAACAGAGCTACTTATATCGAAAAATGGATGGAGGCGAGGCTTTCTGATAATACAGCTCCATGCCATTACTGCAAGGCTAGGCTTTCGCCAGATGATTTTGTATTAGATCATAAGATCCCTGTAAAGGTGCTTTCTACAAGGGATGAGATACTGGATGCTTCTAACTTGGTTGTTGCATGCCGTCAATGTAACTCTGCAAAAGGAAGTATGAGCTATGAGGATTTTATTGCCCAAATGGATATGTAAAGTAATATTTATATTGACGGACATTAATTCCTAAAATAGGCTGATAATGATCAAATGTTAGAAAAAAAGATGCTCAGATCTCTCTGTATTGTAAAGAACAACTATAGTCAATACTCTAACACCCCCTAAATACGAGCCAATCCAAGTATAAAACTAAAAGGAGATAAACATGCCGGGTCAACATTACGGAATGCCAAAGCCTAAGAAGAAAAAGAAAAAGAAATAATGGCAGAGTATGGAAAGGAAAGTAATCACTATATTACGTCTGATAGTGAAGACCAGCCGGAGGGGTTACTTCCAGATACGTTAGGTTTATTGGTACAACAGCTTTACACAGAAGCTTCTTCCGATACTGAGCGTACAACCAAAGAAGAGATATGGGAATCAGCATGGCATGCTATGCGTGGTGAGTTCCCAGATGTAGTATCTAAGGCAGTAGAGATTGCTAAGGAACGTGGCATATATGTAAACCTTACCAAGAGGAAGGTTCACGAAGCACGGACAAAATTGATGAGTGCTACGTTTCAGCAGGGTAAAATACCTTTTAAGATTACTCCTGCACGTAGGCCTAAGTTCATGGTTCCAGAAGTATTACAAAGTGATTCACCATATGATGAAGCAACTCTGCGAGCTAAGAACTGTGAGTTAAAGATCAGAGACATTATGGATATGACAAACTATGAAGATGTCTTATCCAAGGTGATAAATGAGCAGACACTGTATGGCACGGGTGTTACCAAGTCAATAGTCTTAAAGAAGATTGACTTCCCGTTATACCAGACAGCTTACGCAGATCCTTTAATGGAGATGATTGAGGAGGCAGTTGAATCTGAAATGTATCCTCATGTCGAGTGGATCTCCGTTTGGGATGTATTCCCTTCCTCCGGCTCCACAGGGAAATCTGATTTAGACTGGGTAATTCAGAGGCGTTATATGTCTGCTCAAGAATTAAGAGCTATGGCTGAAACGTCCAGTGGAGCATTAGATGCAAATCTTATTGAAAGGTGTATTGAGACAGGAGAAGGTCAAACAGTATCTGATATAGGAGGTTCGTCACCTAAAAGATGGAGTACAAGTTACGATAAGAATAAGAATTTCTGTGTGCTAGAGCTTTGGCATAGAGGATTGGGTAGGCAGGAACTTAGTAATCATATGGATCTGCCAGAACAAAAAGAAGGCGATAGTCCAATTAATTTACCTGTAGTTGTAACAGTGCTTGGATCTCAAGTATTGAGAGCTATCCCTAATCCTTTTGATGGAAGAATACCCTACGATTTTTGTTATTGGCAAGAACAGGAAGATAGTATTTGGGGTAGCGGTATATATGAAGCTATCCGTGATGATCAATCTATGGTTAACTTTATCTATGGAATGATTGTCGAAGGTAAAACAATGTCATCTCAGCCGATGTTTGCTATTAATCCTAATGCATTTGATAGCACACAAGATGATTTCTATGATGTCTTCCCCGGTAAAATATTTAGAATGAAGACTGGGGAGAGTGTTAACGATGCTTTTAGACCAGTATTAATACCAGATGTAACAAGCGGTCTTGTAGATTTACTTAGAATAGTAGAAAGAAATACTGATTTATCTTCTGGTCAGACTCCTATAGGGATGGGATCTGGTGCACAATATCAGACTAAGACTGCCACAGGAATGCAGATTCTCAATGAGAATCAAAATAAATTAACTACTGGTGTAGTCAGATCACTTAATGCATTAGTTACTTCTAACGTATCTGCCATATATTACTGGTTAATGGCAGATTCAGATGACTTATCAATTAAGGGAGATTTTCTTTGTCAGGCTAAAAGCTTTGATACATTCATGGCAAAGGAAGTTACCATACAACAGGTGCTTCAGTTGATACAGGTTGTTGGTCAAGTTCCAGAGATGAGAAATAGATTTAACTTTGAGAAGCTTGCAGTTCCATTAAAAGCTGGGTTGGGATTAGAAATAGATGGATTAATTAAGTCTGAGGAAGAAGCAGCACAGGATGCTGAGCAGGAACAACAACAGGCAATCCAGCAGGCTCAGATGCAAATGCAAATGGAAAACCAGAATTATGAAGGTAAGGCACTTGTAGATGAAAAGAAAGCAGTTGGTGCTGATATAAGAAAAGGAATCATACAGGAAAGGCTCGCAAAGATTAAGGAGGGGGACTTAACTTTAAGTGAAAACCTACCTGATTTATTACAACAAACCTCGTTATTGTTGTTAGAAGAAATGCAACGGCAACAGATGGAAGCTCAACAGCAACGTCAACAGCAAGAACAACAAGCACAACAACAACGAGAAACAGAACTTCGTGGTGAAGATGTTCAAGAACAACAGAATCAAGGTGCAGATAGACAGGGAGAAGCTGGAGCACCTGCTCAGCCTGAGGGAAGATCCCCGATGGAACCAGCTCTCTGAATTTTTTGAGGACAGACTTAGACGGAAAGAGGACAGACTCTCTGAGAAGCCCCTCTATGACGGAAAGGAAGTAGCCTCCTTTAACGTACTAATCGGAGAAATAAAAGAAATCAAGAATATTCTTGACCTTGAAACATTTGTCCGAAATGTATTAACCCATAACGAAGAGTGACATATGCAAGAAGAAGCACCTCCTATGGAAGGAGAAATGCAGCAACTGCAAAGTGACCAAGACGGGGCAAGTAGAGAAGATGAGATTGCTGAATTAAAGCAAAAGCTTGACTCAGTTACAAAAAGTTATGAGGACTTAAGGCCACATGCAGATCGTGCCTTCAGTGCTCAAAAAGAAAAAGATGCGGAAAATCAGGACTTGCGAGCTAGGCTTGCTGTACTTGAGCGTGAATCAGAAATCAATTTGCAAACTCAAAAACCTGATCCCTATTCTGATGAAAACTTTTTATCTGAAGATGACCAAAGGGTTATGGAAGATTTCCCTGAAGTCATGAGAACTTCTGAGAAGTTAGCAGAGCGACTTGTTAATAGGCAATTGAATCAGTTTAAACAACAACAAATAAATGATGTAGAGGACAGGATTAACAGGTATGTAGAAAATAAATACGAGGAACCGATTAGCACATTGAATCAAAAGTATGATGCTATATCGCAACAATCGTATTTTGATGGCTTACTTGGATTCGGTGTCTGGCCTGCAATTGAAAATGACAGAACCTTTATAGACTGGGTGAATGAAGATTCAATGCGTAGGCTGGGTATGACTCAAGGTGATAATGAGGCAAAGGCTCAAGTGATACAGTTGTTCTTAAGTATGCAGGGTGATCAACCCTATACTGGTAGCAACAAACAAGATGTGAGAAGACAACAAGCTTCTCAATTACTAGGGTCATCACAACCTCAGGCCACAACTACAGATCCTACTCAAGGGCTTACAGGTGAAGCTCTGTTTAACTCATTACCTGAAGAAGGATACTGAGTTAGAGTTTGTTCTTGCTCTACATTAGCTTAATTTTAAAACATTTTAATAGAGTAAGATAATGGCTACAAACTGGACATCAGGTGGTTCCAATGCAAACAGAGGTGCTACGGGTGTAGCATCCATTGCGGGAACTATGAAATACGGCTCCCTTGACGAAACGGAGGCGTTTAAAATTCAAAAAAAGTTTCTGGCAATAGCGAAGAGGTCGATGATAATGGCTCGATTCGCTCAGAAGGAAACGAAAGCACAGAAAGAGGGACTTGAGGTAAGATGGAAGCGATTTGAAAAATTCGCTCTGCCAATGGTTCCGTTGGCTGAGGGAGTAAAGCCTCCGGCTGACACGTTGCTACAAACTATCATCAAGGTAAAACTACACCAGTATGGATCGTATGTTGCTACCACTGATGTATTAGTTGCCGCAGCAACTGATCCTATCATTCAACAAATCACTGAGCGTCAGTCAATTCAAGCGGCTGAGCTTATGGATTTCATTACTTTCTTACATGCACGTTCTGGTACTCAAGCAGCTTATGCTGGTGGTACTTCACGTAATACAGTAGATGCAGAGATTGGTGGAACGACTGGTGATACAACTGGTTCTACTACTAATCTTATCGATACAGCAGTCCGAACACTGGAGTATAACGAAGCTCGCAAGATTGCGAAGCAGATGACTCCATCTCCCAAGTATAATACTGAGCCAGTACCTGAGGCATATGTTGCCGTAGGTCATACTGATTTACGTAAGGATATTGAAAAACTTCCGGGTTTTATTCCTTATGTTAAGTACAGTAACAATGGTCAGCAAATGCTACCGGGGGAACTTGGAAGTGTTGGTGTTATTAGATTTGTCCTGACAACTCAGGCAGCTCCGTTTGGTAGACAACCAGATGGTACTGAGATTAAGGATACACAAATCTCAAGGACTCAAAACTCAGCATACACTCCCGGTCATACAGGCCAATCATTTGGTTCTACGGCTGGTACTATTGCTGATTCCAGTAACTATGGTGAAGCTGGAGCAATTGAGGCAGAAGAACTTGGAGCAGCTATTGCTTCCCTCAAGCTTGTTACAGTTCCAAATGGTAACAATGTACAGGTATATCCTGTTGTTATCTTCTCAGCAGATTGTCTAGGATGTGTATCACTTTCTGGATATGATGCTGTTATTCCTAAGGTTGTGATGCCACAGCCTGCAGTTACTGATCCTTTGGGTCAGTCTGGTTCAGTTGGTTGGAAGAGCTGGTATGCTTGCCAGATCCTCAATGAAGACTGGATCTATCGTATCGAGTGTGGTGCATCTACCATAAGTTAATAGATGTAAATGACACAAAGATTTCAGGGGTGGGAACCTCCTGCCCCTGTTTCTGAACAGATTAGGGAAACTGAAATATTAGAAATTGACTATCATAAGTTCTGTGGTGGGAATGATACCCTAATAACGAATGCTTACTTTGATCATTACTTATATCCTAAGGCATTGCCTGAAAGAATATCAGTTGTTTTAACTGAACCATTTAAGGGAATATCAGCAGAGATATGTGTAGGAAGGGTAAGTAGAGTAAAGGAAGAAAATGAATTATATCTTAAATGGACAAAGTTACCGCAGAAACCACATTCGTTTCAGCAACGTCCAGAATCTTTATTTCTTCCTCCAGACGGATCAAATAAAACGATTCGGTTAACTGTCAGAATGAGGGGAGATGAGCTTCCAAGATCTGGCAAGATTTTATTTTTCATTAAAACAAGGACAATATCATGAGTGGTGAAATAGCAGGAGGATTACTTCCAACAGGGGAATATGGGCATACATTAAATAATCCAATGTATGACTCAGGTCGAAAGAAGAATATATCTGTGCATAAAACTTTCCAAGAAGATATGGCTTTGGAAGTTGGCAAAGATCTTAAAACACCCGAAGGTTGGGGAGTTGTAGTAATTGGATATGGCGATGATCCATCTCAAATGGGGCCAGTTACAGTTTCATGGAATGATTGGGTCTTGAGATTCCCAAGGAATTCTCGTAGAGCCATACCACCGGGGCACTTCAATGTACTTATGGATGCTGTTGAAACTAAGTATCACCAAGCACAGGAAGGTGCACCATTAGTTGGGTATGAGGTTAATCGTTATAATGTACAGGTACTTAAAGTTCCAGACTCTTCTCCAATTGATAAAGATAAGGTAAACGAAAAAGTAGAAAGAGTTGAAGTTGCATGATTGAGTTAGCTGACATTAGATCTAGGGTTGTAACTATACTTCAAGATACAAGCTATACTCGGTGGACTAAGACTGAGTTGAATAATTATATTAATGATTCATTATTGGATTTAGTAAGAACAATACGTTTGCCTACTGCAGATGTTAGCCTTACAATTAATTCATCAACATATCTTCTCAGTCTTCCCACTAATTTAATGGACATAAGTGGTGGCTCTATTGATGGCAGGGAATTGCCAATAGTCACAACTTCAGAAATGAAAAGTCTAGCTTCACAGGGAAGGCTACCTACAGTTGTTAAAGATGGAGAATACTCTGTAACAGAAATTTTTGGCAATCCAATATGGAGTAAAATTGAGGACTGGACTACATCTACAGGAACTCCTCAAGCTTTAGTAATAGATCAAAAGTCATCAAGTACAATAAGGGTGTGGCCTATTCCAACAGATCAGGCATTAATAAAACTAACTGGGACGCAAAGACCAAAACGTATGAGTGATGAAGTGCCATATAGTTACACAGACAATTCTGAAACAGACGAGGAATTTTGGGAAACAAGAACAATTGCAAATTCATTAAATGGGTGGACTAGTACAGATGAGTTGGTTGATAGCTTAGGCAGGTCTTTTGTATTTGATTCAACATCACAAATTATTAGTGGTGCTGGAGTAGAGTTTGTAATTATAGAAAGTGATTATGTAACAACTTGCGATATAGACTATGTGTGGGTTGATGCATTAACATTTGGTGCACTTGAACGTGCATACCTTAAAGAACACGATTTGCGTAATGTTGAGAAAAGTGAATACTTTAAGAATAAAAAGTTAGCTATTACTATTGACGCACATAGAACAGAACCTATCCATCCTGCATCAATCACAGGTGGAGTAAACCTTAACAGATTTATAGTGAGAAGATAATGGGTGTAGCAGTTAAATTTAGAAGAGGTACAGCCTCAGAACATTCAAGCTTTGCTGGATCTGAAGGTGAGATTACAGTACAGAAGTCAGATTCTTCTGGTCAGCCTTGGGATCTTAGAGTTCACGATGGGCTTGGTGGTTCAGGGCATCTTGTTCCTTCAGCAGATAGTACAGCTACCTTAAATAATAAGGTACTTAATAATGTAAAGTTTACTGGAACAATTAGTGATAACAGTGGAAATACAATTGCAACTATATCTGATGGCAAACTTGTATTTTCTTCAAACAGATTAACACTGGACACTCCTAGCATTGTCGATCAGGGTAGCACAGTACCCTTGGAGCAAATGGTTGCAAGAGTTGCCAGAAAGAATCAAATGATATTAGGAGATTAATATGGCAGAAAGGTACAAGCGTTATGTGAAAAGTGTTCCTGCTGCAACAGCAACCACAGTTTATACTGCACCAGATGACGGAGAAACAACTCCCGGTGCAGCAGAGTCTGTCATAATTGGCTTTCTTGTTGCAAGCACTTCAACTGAGGCAGGAGAGGTTACAGTTCAGCATACTAATTATTATGATGCATCAACAGTTAAGATTATGGACACAATCCCACTGCCAGCAGATACTAGTGTAGATTTAATTCCGGGCAAACTTGTATTACAGCATGCAGGTAACAATGCTAGTCCTGCTGTCATGACAGGTGATTCGTTACAAATAACATCCTCTAAGACATGTGATGTCTTTATATCAGTAGTAGAAAGGGTCTAAATGTCTAAAAGTCCAATTTATATAGGAGCAGGAAGCTCCAGCTTAGCCAGCTCATCAGCATTAAATATTATTGATAACTCTGCTGATATAGCAAAAGAACGTGCTACTGCAACTTATTGGGCTAAGAAAACAGATGGATCAGTAGTTGATCAGGTTACTGGTGCAGATAGCAGTGAATATTCTTCCAAGGCTTATGCAGTTGGAGGAACAGGAGTAACAGATACTGCAGGTAAAGGTGCAGCAAAGGAATGGGCACTTGAAACAACTGGAACAGTAGATGGTACTTCCTTTTCAGCTAAAGAATATGCTCAAGGTACACAAGCCAGCACGGGTGGATCTGCTAAAGACTATGCGCAAAAAACAGATGGCGGTGTGTCAGGTGCTACTTCAGATCACTCAGCTAAAGCTTGGGCAATAGGTGGTACAGGGGTAACAGACACTGCAAGTAAGGGAGCCGCTAAAGAGTGGGCGATAGAAACTTCAGGTAATGTTGATGGAACCAGCTTCTCAGCAAAAGAATATGCTCAAGGAACTCAAGCATCTACTGGTGGTAGTGCAAAGGATTATGCACAAAAGGTAGACGGGGGAGTAAGTGGAGCAACATCCGATCATTCTGCTAAGGCATGGGCTGTTGGTGGTACAGGAGTAACAGATACGGCTTCAAAAGGAGCTGCAAAAGAGTGGGCGACCAAAGCCGAGGATAGCACAGTAGATGGAACAAATTACTCTGCACTTCACTGGTCTGCCAAAGCCTCAACAACTTATGATACTTTTGATGATAGATTTTTAGGGGCACATACTACTGCAGAGAGAGAAGTAGGGGCAGATAATATTGGAAAGGATCATGATGGAGATGCCTTAGTAACAGGTGCTTTATATTATGATACAACTTTATCAGTAATGAAGGTCTGGAACGGATCAGCTTGGGCACGAATTACACCTACAACTTCAGATCAGACAAATATAGATGCGGTATCAGCCAATGCAACTAACATTAATACAGTTGCAGGTATAAATGCAAATGTAACTACAGTTGCAGGTATTAGCAGTGATGTAACTGCAGTGGCAGGGGATGCAACTGATATAGGAACAGTAGCAGGGAAGGCTACAGAAATAGGTTTATTAGGCACAAGTGATATGGCAACTGCAGGTACTGGTCATTTGGCTAGGCTAGGGACTGCTGACTGTGTAGCAGATATGGCATTACTTGGAACTGCTGATGTAGTATCTGATATGAATTCATTAGCTACTCCCTCTAAGTTAACCCAAATGAGTGCCTTAGGTAATTCTCAGGTAACAGAAGATATGGCATTTCTTGGTACTGCTGATTGTGTTGCTGATATGGCATTACTTGGTACTGCCGATTGTGTCGCTGATATGGCATTATTGGGAACTACTGATTGTGTAGCAGATATGGCGTTACTAGCTACTACAGATGTAATAGCAGATTTAGATACAGTAGCTACTAATATAACTGATGTTAATACCTTTGCAGATCGTTATCAAATAGATGACTTCTCTCCTTCAGCACCTACAACAGATGGTGGTGGAAATGCAGTAGCAGAGGGTGATTTGGCATATGATAGTACAGCAAACAAAATGAAATTTTATAATGGTTCAGCATGGGAAGGTTTTGGGTTATCACAAACTGAAGTCCAGACTGAAGCTAATAACGCATCGGTTGCAATGGCGATTGCACTCGGCTGATATTAAAGGATAAATTATGGCAAATGCATTTAAAAAGAAAACATCTAAGGGGATAGGCACTGCCTTAACTCAGGTTGGATCTTATGCTGTCCCCTCTTCTACAGAAACAACAGTAATAGGTCTGTCTGTCTCTAATGTAACTGGGAGTTCAGTTGATGTTGATGTAGCACTTTCAGCTACAATGGCTAATACAACGAATGATATATCACTTGGTACAGGTATACCAGTTCCGTCAGGATCAACAGTGGTACTGGTTGGTGGAGATCAAAAGTTGGTTATGGAACCTTCAGATCTTATTAAAGTTAAATCATCAGCAGCATCAAGTGTTGATGTATGTATGAGCATTTTGGAGATTACGTAATGGCCTACTTAGGAACACCACCAAAATCAAGAGTACTATCAAGTGCAGATATAGCTACAGGTGCAGTAACGCTAGATGACATCAGCTTTACTGACCAATCTACAAGTGTAAATGTCTCAGGTAATATTGATAAACACACCATGAGATTATCAGATGAGGTAGTTATTGATGGGGATTTAAACATAACAGACAACCTTATACTCTCAAA